GTAGGCTGGACTCGTGCAGGGCAGCTTGCAAGAGGAGAGACCCTGTCGCTAAGCACTGTTAAGCGTATGTACTCTTACTTCTCACGTCACGAGGTAGACAAGAAGGGTAAGGACTGGGCTAACCAATCTAATCCTTCTAATGGATACATCATGTGGCTTGCCTGGGGTGGGGATGCAGGATACTCTTGGTCTCGTAAAATTGTAGCAAGAGAAACAGACAAGTCACTGTTTGCTGATTTTGGCAAAGATTATACAAAATCAACAAAACTAGTTTAATATGTCTCAGACAATTTTTATTACTATCCCTGCTTATGAAGATCCCTTCCTAATCAGAACGCTTGAATCAGCCCTCAACAATGCCTACGATCCGAATAGGATTAAGTTTGCTATTGCTCTGCAGTATGACAAGACCCCAGAGCCTGACGTATCTTTTTATAATGCAGACATAGTAACGTATGACGTTAATACTAGGCCAAGCATAAATAAGATTAGATACGAACTTCTAAAATTTTATAATGGTGAAGACTTCTATATGATGGTAGACTCACACACCTTGTTTATGAAGGATTGGGATAAGCTTATCATTGAAGACTATGAGGCTCTCCAGAAAATTGGCGGTACAAAGGTTGCACTATCAAAACAGGTAGGGACATACTGTGGAGATATGCCAAGAAATACTCTTAATGAAAAGACTATCTGGAAGCTTTTACCGCTACAAGAAGGAAAATCCATAAATGATATTGGGTATATTAGCTCACATCTTAAGGGATGGATTGAGCCATACCCAGTCAACACTGATTTCTTTTTAACTTATTATGTATCTGCACACTTCTTTTTTGTTGCAGGTAAATACGTAAACGAGGTAGGAATAAACAGTGCCTCCAACCTGAGATCAGAAGAGCCAGTGATGTCGTATATAACGTATCTAAATGGCTGGGATATCTATGCTATGAACAATAGAAACCATGTTGCTCATATGGATGCAGATTATAGAATGGCTGTCTTTGGTGAAATGCATCCACGCAAGAGAGACATATACAACTTTGCCTCTGATGATGAAGACACTATAAGAGACCTGGACGCTCTTTTGACAAATAATACTGGCAGGTTTGCCATTAAGAACGCAGAAAGATCTCCAGAAGATTTTTATAAATCTATCGGATTGCTTGACCAATGGCAATCTTTTTGCTATACTAGATAACATAAGGTCCCATAGTTTATCGGTTAGAACGCTGCCCTTTCACGGCGGTAGGAGGGGTTCGATTCCCCTTGGGACTACTATAACAAGCCGTATAGGCTTCAGACTGCCGAAAGGGGTTGACCGCTGCTGAAGAAGTCCTTTTAGTGTGCAGTAATTGGGTTATAACAATTACAAAGGCACATTCTCCCTTCGTCTAATTGGCAAGACTCCAGGTTTTGGTCCTGGCTATCGAGGTTCGAGTCCTTGGGGGAGAGCAGAAGGGGAGAACATGTTTATATCAAAAGCAAAACTAGAAAAGATCAAGGCTCAGTCCTGGCAAGATGGGTTTGACACTGGGCGTAAAAAAGCGGTAAATGAAACGAGAAAAGTATTCATAAAACTATTGACTAAGGAAGTAGACTTAGGTATAATTGGAAGTATAAAAGGCCTCAATAGAGCAATAGAAATTCTACGCAAAGGAAAGCAGTAATGCACACAGACGAACTATTAGAAGTAGTTTTTGGACTTGACCACGTAATTGCAGAATTCTTTTGGAATGCAGTCTTTATCCTTGTTGGTATTGGCATTTCCAAGGCACGAGCACTACGCAAGATCCACAAGTATATTGACGAAAAGCACGGTGTAAAGCACCCAGAAAGCGAGTATTAAAATGATTAAGCCACTAGAAGACAAGGTAGTTGTACAACCTATCGTAGAAGCAGAGAAGAAGTCTGCATCAGGTCTTATTATCTCTTCACTTGAGAAGGAAAAGCCAACAGAGGGCATTGTAGTTGCCGTTGGCCCAGGTGCATCGTTTGCAGATGGCACCAAGATGGTCCTTGATGTTTCCGTAGGAGACAAGGTTATCTATTCTAAGTACTCTGGTACTGAGATTGAGCACGATGGAGAGAATCTTGTGATCCTCCCATACCGTGATATCTTTGCTGTAGTAGGTGAGTAGTATGCCAAAGATTGTACTAGAGAACCTGCCTCCAGCAGAGGCTGCAGCCATTGAGGCTGTGATGAATGAGGGCAAGATGCAGGCATACGAAGAGTTGCTACAGTATCTAGAGCGAGAGCACTTCCTTGCTAACGCAGAAGACCCATACTATGCATACTATGTCAAGCACTTAATCGATATCGTGCATGAGCGATACGATCCGCTTGCCCAGGCGGTAGAGGACTAAGTGTTTGACTGGTCAGTCATTGTCGGGATGATAACAGACGTAAACCATATTGTTGTAGACTTCTTTTGGAATACAATTTACGAGTTGACAGTAGCGTTCATATCGTATAGAATTATTGTTAAGAAGTTAGAAAAGCGTTTTACAGAAAAGAATAAAGATGAATCAAATTAGTGTATTGGATAAGGGATATGTCAGACTGGTTGACACTCTTGGAAGTGACCTTAGCGTTGTTAACGCTGCTCGTGTTAGTTATGATAAGGAAAGTGACGGATTCTCTGAACGAGATTCGAAACTCATTAAATTCCTTGTCAGAGAAGGTCACACTTCTCCATTCCGACACGCAGCAGTCACCTTGGAAGTTTACGCACCGCTCTTTGTCGCAAGACAGTGGTGGAAGTACGCAGTTGCCTCCACGCACGTAGATGATCAGAATGGCTGGAATGAAAGTTCTAGACGATACATCACAGAGCAGGAAGAGTTCTACGTCCCTAGTGCATCTTCGTGGCGTTCTAAGCCTGAGAATAGCAAGCAGGGCAGTGGAGAGCCAATCCATTTCTCTAATGGTGCATACTATACTAATAAGCTAAACGAACTTATTCACAATGGAACAAAGCTCTATCACGATGCAATGGCTGACAACATTGCTCCAGAGATTGCACGTCTATTCCTACCTGCATACGGAATGTATGTACGCTGGCGTTGGACCGTCTCTCTACAGGGCTTAATGACATTCCTTGACCAGCGACTTGAGCACGATGCCCAGGTAGAAATCCAGGAGTATGCCAAGGCTGTTAGAGATCTTGCACACGGAGCATTCCCAGAAACATTTAAGGCATTAAAAAATGAGTAATACTAGACAACAAAAACGCAAGCAAGAGGCAGAACTAAATGCAATCTTTCGTAAAGCAAAGTTAGATATGCAAACTTGGGTTTCAAGCCTTACTAGACTACCCTCTGAATCTGAGATTAAGGCTTATCAGTCAGGATACATTGCAGGAATTAATCGGGGGAGCAGTTTAAAGTGATTATTGGTCTTAGTGGATATGCTCAGGTCGGTAAGGATACTGTAGCAAATTACCTTATTGAAAAGTATGGCTATCGAAGAGTAGCCTTTGCTGACCCAATTCGTGAAGCGTTGCACAGGCTTGACCCAAAGATCCGCATCGATGAAATGGTCGGTGCTAGCCTTGCTAATGCTGTAGACCATATGGGATGGGAAGAGGTAAAGCGTTTGTCTAGCGATGCCAGAGAGATGCTACAGCGTATGGGTACAGAGGTAGGTCGAAATATGTTTGGGCAAGACTTCTGGGTAGAGCAGGCATTCAAGAGTGTTTCCTCTGACGAGAAGGTTGTTTTTACAGATGTTCGTTTTCCTAATGAAGCAGCACATATCAAGTCCTACTATGGCCAGGTATGGAGAATCAACAAGCTTGATCATGGTCCAGTAAATGGACATTACTCTGAGACAGCACTAGACAGTTACCAATTTGATTGGAGCATTCCAAACTATGGTAGTAAAGAAGACCTCTATCAAATCATTGATGGGATAATGAATAGCTAACGCTATGGGGTGTTAGCTCAGCAGGTTAGAGCAATGGACTCATAATCCATCGGTCGTGGGTTCAAGTCCCACACACCCTACTGCTTGACAAATACTTTGGAAGGAGTATAATAGAAGTATGAGTAATTACAAAGAAGATATTTTGCGTCTACGTTCCGAGGGTAAGACCTACGGAGAAATTAGCGACATCCTTGGATGTTCTAAGGGTACTGTTGCATACTACCTAAAGGACAAGCCAGGGCCTACAGCTACTGGAGTATGGCCTAGCAAGGTGCTTGCATATATTGATAACTATAAGATAAAGCGACCATGCATTTCTTGCGGTCAATACCTACACCAGAGCCAGTTGGATCCGTTTGATAACACAAGCGTAGACAGTATAGTTCTTTCAGTTTCTGATAAGGAAACATTTGAGGAGTCTAAGCGAAAGATTTCTCAACTAAAATTTATTTGTGCTAATTGCGACAGACTAAGACAGTTTAAAGAGTCTAATTAGTCATGTGGGGCACAAGCATTAAGGTGATGCAACGGACTTTTAATCCGTGGAACAGGGATCGTTCCCCTGGTGCCCTACCACTACCCTTCGTAGCTCAGTGGATAGAGCGTCGGACTTCTAATCCGTGCGTCGTAGGTTCGATCCCTACCGAGGGGGCAAAATGAAAAATGAAGTAAAGGTAATAAAGAACTTTGTTGACAAAAATTTCTGTAACTATCTAGTTAACTATCTAGAGACTAACCTAGATAAGCTTAGAATTAGTGATGATAGAACTCCATATCCGAATCAGCGGTATATGCTAAGGTTTGGCCATGATGATGAATATCCAGACCTAGTCAACAATAGTCTTGATGTGGTTCAGGAGATTGCAGATGATCTTCGTAATGTCTTTGCAAAGATTGAGAGAACTGCAGAAGCTCTCTTCTCAGAAGATAAACTGTATACTACATCATTCTTCCTATCCAAACACGTCCCAGGAAGCCATATAAACGGCCATGTGGACTCAGCTGAGGGCTTTAATGAGCAATTAGACTACACAGTCCTACTGTATCTAAACACCCTGCACAACAGTGGCGGTATTGGATTTCCAAAGCTACGTTACTTTGTACCAGTAGAGGCTGGAGATCTAGTCATATTCCCATCAAAGGGTGAGCAATACGTGCACGAGGTTCCAAACATCAGTGGGGATAGATACTCAATTCCATTATGGCTTACTAAAGATATCAACTATAAGTTTGAATAACGTTCTGCTGCTTCTATCCATAGCCAGGCAATTGTTTCTACAGCAATTTGATCATTGACGGAATGCTTTTCTTGCATAAGATCTCTAAGTATTTGGAACAAAACAATTTTAGAATGCTCTTGACCTAGCTTAAACAAGCGATCACCATGCCGTTCTATTAGTGGCCCTGCTTCTGATAGAATTTCTTCCAAATCCATTTAATAATTATACTGCCTATGTTATACTAGATACATGAATAATTGTCCAATATGTAAGGGTGACCTAGTCAATATCATTTATGGCTACCCCACCCCAGAGCTAATTAAGATGGCTAAGACTGATGATATTGTCCTAGGT